CCTTATTCTTTACTTATCGGTGATCTTATTAATGACGCTAAGAGGACTGTTGAGGATGCTTGGGATTGGTCTGCATTACGTACTACCCTTACCATATCCACAACGGAAGACATCTTTAACTACGTACTTACAGGCAGTGGTAATAGGATTAAGATTATTGACGTTATCAATGATACGTCCAACTGGTTTATGACTTACAAAGACACGCATTGGATGGACAATGCCTTCTTAAATGAAACACCCCCTAAGTCAAGCCCTACGTTCTACAACTTTAATGGTGTAGATAACAATGGGGACACTCAGGTTGATCTTTATCCTATTCCTAACGCTGTTTATACTATCCGAGTAAACTGTGTCCAACGTAACCCTGACTTAGTTAACGACACTGATAAGCTTCAAATCCCACACATGCCCGTACTGCACTTGGCGTTGGCTTTGGCTTCCAGAGAGCGTGGGGAAACTGGCGGTAGATCCGCAGGAGAAATGTTAGCATTTGCTCAGAGCTATATGTCAGACGCAATTGCTTTGGACGCATACAAACACCCAGAAGAAACTATCTACAGGGCGGTCTAAGCAATGGCTCAGGACAGACAAAACATAACGATTGCAGCCCCTGCGTTTAGAGGTTTAAACACACAGGACTCTCCGCTTAGTTTGGATGCTTCCTTTGCGTCCATTGCGGATAACTGTATTATTGACCAGTACGGGCGTATAGGCTCTCGTAAAGGCTTTACTGCTGTCACCACTAGCACAACGCCTATAGACGGCAGTAATGGCATTGAAGTTATTAAAGAGTACATAGATCCTGTAGGGGCTAATGTAGTTATATCTGCGGGTAACAATAAGATATTTACAGGGACTACTACACTTACTGACGCAACCCCAGCAGCTTACACAATTACAACTAATAACTGGAAGATGGTAAACTTTAACGACCATCTGTATATGTTTCAACTTGGGTATGAACCTTTAATTTACTCTGCTCATACTGGCGTTGTAGAAACAATGTCTTCACACGCACATGCTACAGGTACTCCACCTCAAGGCAATGAAGTATTAGCAGCCTTTGGCAGACTTTGGGTAGCTGATTTTTCAACGGATAAGTCTACAATTTACTGGTCTGACTTACTAAATGGCTCAGGCTGGTCTGGAGGCTCTACTGGCTCCATTGACATTTCTAAAGTATGGCCTAATGGTCTTGACGAAATTGTAGCTTTAGCAGCTCACAACGGTTTTTTAATCATCTTTGGTAAAAACTCCATTGTTGTTTATCAAGGAGCTAGTGACCCTACTACAATGTCTTTGGCTGATACCATAGCCAACGTAGGTTGTATTGGTAGAGACACTGTACAACCCACAGGTACTGATTTACTTTTTATGTCCAACGAAGGTTTACGTAGCTTTGGTAGGACTATTCAAGAAAAGTCAATGCCCGTTAGGGACATTAGTAAGAATGTTCGTAATGATTTATTATACATAAACGCACAACAAGTCAATAGCCCCTTACGCTCCATATACAGCCCAGAGGAAGCATTCTACTTACTGTCCTTTAGTGACTCTAAGTACGTCTACTGCTTTGATATGAGGACTGCTCTGGAAGACGGAGCGCATAGGGTTACTACTTGGTCAGACACAACCCTAAGAGCCCTTGAGAGGACTCAAAACGGCTTGTTGTACGTAGGGAATACCAATGGTATTGCCACTTACAGTAACTATCAAGACTATGGCTTGTCCTACGACATGAGCTACTTTAGTAACCCACTTTCATTTGGGGACAGCTCAAGACTTAAAATACTAAAAGAAATTATCGTTACGTTTATTGGTGGTCAGGGAGCACAGGCAGTTGTAAACTGGGGCTATGACTACAGCCAAGCATATACTAAACAGATTGTTGAGATTAACTCTGGTAGTAAGACGGCTTATTACAATCAAAGTGAGTACAATGTGTCTACTTCAGAGTACAGTCCTTCAATCATTGTGGACAGACCAAAGACTAAAACAACAGGTTCAGGAACGGTAGTGACCATAGGTGTGGACGCTACTATTAATCAAAATGCGTTATCTTTGCAAGAACTTAATATTCAAGCTTTAATAGGTAGGATGATCTAATGAGCAATTACACAAAGACTACAAACTTTACAGCCAAAGATACTCTTCCTACGGGCAACCCTGCGAAGATTATCAAGGGTTCTGACTTTGACACTGAGTTTGATGCGCTGGTTACAGCAGTGGCTTCAAAGTCTAATTCAGAAAGCCCAACATTTACAGGGACAGTTACAATACCAACGCTTAATGTAAACGGTGTGTTAACTGCTGGTACAATTACTGGAGGTACATACTAATGGCGCTTATTGATGATCTGTTAGGATTAGGTTTTGATTTAAGTCAATATAAAAACCTTTCCGACGAACTTAAAGGTTTTGGAAGTACTGCTCAAACAGATATGGAAACTATAGGTACTACCGCTGCTTCTGAAATGGCGTTTAAACCTTTTACAGTAACTTCTGGTCTTGGGGCAACAACTACTACTGCCGATGGCGGTACTACATTAAGCTTATCTCCAGAGCAACAAGCTTTAGCCACAGGTTTAGAAACAGGCGCTACGGGCTTAATGCCTCAGGCTACTACAAGAACTGGAACTTACGATCCTTTTGCAGCTTCAGCTTTAACTGGAGCAACTACTGCGTTAGGTGGTGTAAACCAACAAGACTTATCAATGGCTCTACAGCGAGCTGGCGTAGGCAATCTTTTTAGTCAACAATTAATGGGCATGGGTGCTCCTACGGGTTTAGAAGGTCTTACACAACAAGCTTTGGCAGGGGGACAACAACGTATTGCAGGAGCTGGGCCTTCTTCAGAGCTTAATCAACTAGCTCAGTTATTTGGTGGTAATGTTTCTCAACTTTTACAGCAACAACCTTCACAGCAAATAGGCCAATTAGGCTCTCAAGCTTTAGCTTTAGGTCAACAAGGCTTAGGAGGCGCTGCACCAGCAGACATAGAAGCTTTACGGTCACAGTACGCAGGTCTTGCAGGACAAGCTGCTGGTGGCTTAATGCAGCCAAGAGGGGACAGAGAGCAGGAAGTTTATGAAAGAATTAGAGCCGCACAGTCTCCTGAGGAAGAAAGACAAAGACTTTCCCTTGAGAATCGTTTGGCTTCTCAAGGTCGTTTAGGTGTCTCTACTGAACAGTTTGGAGGCACACCTGAACAGTTTGCCTTAGCTAAAGCACAATCAGAAGCTCAGAACCAAGCAGCCTTAATGGCTATGCAGCAAGCGGGTACGGAAGAGCAGCAAGCACTACAAAGAGCTTTAAGTCTTTCAGGTCAAACAGGGCAGCTTGCAGGTACTTCTTCACAGCTGCAATCAGCAGCTCAGAACAGAGCCTCAGAGTTGTCTCAGTTAGGCTTATCAGCAGAGCAGATTGAATCTCGTTTACAGAGTGAAGGTTTAGGTAGAGCTGGTCAGGCCGCTGGTTTATCCAGTCAGTTTAGACAGGCTTCCTCTGGATTAGAATCAGAAGCTTTGCAGCGAGGTTTGGGGTTAAGTCAGTTAGGTATGTCTGGTACACAGGCAGGGGCTGGCTTAGAAGCTCAAAGACTACAGCAACTATTAGGCTTGCAACAAGCAGACATAGGGTCTGCTGGAGCACAGCAACAGCTACAACAGGGTCAATTAGGTCTTGCTGGGGGTATGTTTGATATATCCAGAGGAGCTGCTGGCTTACCTTCACAGCTACAAGCAGGCGACATTGCTAACTTACAAGCGTTAATGCAGTCAGGTTACGCTCCAGAAGCTCAGATGTTAAATCAATTGCAAGTCGGCACTAATATAGCCTCTCTTGCTGATGTAGCGCGTAGACAAGCCGCTATGGAGAAAGCAGAATCTTACGCTTCTGGGCTTGAGGCTAACTTAGAAGCTCAGAAACTAAGGGCTGGTCTATTAGGACAAGCCTTAGGTTCTGCTGGTGATATTATAGGCGGTGGCGTAAGTGGCGGCGGTTTGTTTAGTAGTCTTATAGACGCTGGTACTGATGGACTTGACTGGTTAAAAAAAGCATTAGGAATTTAAAATGGCTAAATTTTCACAAGGGTTTTTAAGTGGTATTTCTGATTTTGGTAAAATGGATCCTAGTCAGCCACAGAGAAGGTTAGCTCAAGCAGCGCCACAGTACAAGCAAATGGGAACCACAGACCCCCTAGCTCGTCGTGTCGGCAGTTTGTTTGGCAACTTAGGCATAGACACAAGCTATATGCAGACGGGTGAGGAACGTGCTGGGGCAGCTATGGCTGAAGCTGGTAAGGGACAGTTTGCGTCTCCTGAGGGTCGTATGATTGCTATGTTGGAAGCTCAACTTCCTACGCTTAGACCTCAGGCTCAGATGGAGGCTGTTGAAAAGATTAGACAGCTTAGAGTTATTGAGCAGACTCGTAAAATAGAAGCTGAACAACAACAACAAAATAAAACTGCTAAGGAAGTTGAAAGAGCAACAATTAGTGGTCTTATATATGCTAAAGGTAATGAAGCTTTAGCAGCCGCTATTAGTAATGATGTTTCAGGAGATGCTACAAAAGCAGGTATAGAAATATTAAAAAGAGACGCAATGGAAAGTGATAATCCTTTAGACCGATTTAAAGTTGTAGGTAACAATATTTATGACACGGTTGACGAAAAGTTTATTGTTCCACCTAAAAACGCTAAGGATCAGAAAATAGTTAACAAAGAGTTTTTTAATCCAGAAACAAACCAAAATGAAATACAATATTATTATGAAAATGAACCTGAAACTATAATTTTATCTAAACCTGCTCCTAAATCTGCCGATGCAAGCGGTAGAGAATCTGTACGTTTGCTCAAAGAAAGAGCTGCTTTAATAAAAGAATATGATACTTTATCACAAAGTGCCGAAAGGGCGGAAAACTTAGCCAATGAGCTTTCTTCAATTAACCCTGAAGGTGGTCTTTATTCAGACGTTAATGAGTGGTTAAAAAAAGTTGCAGGCGCTCAAGACAAAGTATCTTTATTGAGAACAGAAGCAAGTAGATTGGTAACTGGAAACGCTATAAGAAACTTACCTAGAGGCCCTGCTTCAGATAGGGATGTAGCGTTAGTATTACAAGGTGAACTTCCTGCAAACGCTAATGCTGAAACTTTAGCTCAGTATGCCAGAGGTGTTGCTAAACTTCAAAGAAGAGAAGCTCAATATAAATACGATCAAAGTTTATGGTTAGATAAATATGATTCTTATAGAGGTTTTACTGCAAGTCAGACTGTAAAAAAAGTTGAAGAACAATTTTTAAGCACACCTTCAGCAGCTATTGAATTTATAAAAGAAAATAGAAATAATCCAGAATTTAGAGTTGCTTTTAAAAGTAAATATAAATATGATTATTTTCAATACGAAAAAGAATTGCAAGACGCTAACGATGTTTTAAAAGGAATTAAAAAATGAACGGTGTAAATCCTTTTGACGCTTTTGATTCAACCACAGAAAATCAAAATTTATTAGAAGATATTCCAGAGTCAACTAATAACCCTTTTGACGCTTTTGATGTCCCAAGTAAAACAAATGAAATAGAAGATGATATTTCTTCAGGAGAATGGACAAACTTAGACAGTTTATCTGGAGCTTTAATTTTTATAGAAGGCGCTACTTTAGGGTGGTCTGATGAAGTAGGTATTGGTTTAGCCTCTTTAGCAATGTCTGTTGATTCAGAAGAATCTCAAGAAGAAATTTATAATCGTTTAAAAAAAGATTATAATGCAATGCAAAAAAGTTTTTCTGAACGGCATAGTGGAGTAGCTGCTGGTTTAGAAATAGCAGGAGCTATAGTAAGTCCATTATCTAAAATTAAAGCAGCTTCAGGCTTAACAGGATTAGTTCGTAGAGGCGCTTCTGAAGGCGCTATATATGGAGCAGGTAAAGCTGAAGATTCAGAAGATATAGGTGCTAAAACAGTACAAGGTGCTCTTGGAGGTGCTTTAGGTGCTGGTGTGTTAGGGTCTGCTGGTTGGTTGTTTAAAAGAAAAGTTGAAGCTCCTTTAGATACTGCTGAAGGTTTTGTACCTTTAACTTTAGCTGCTGATAAGAGTAAGTCTTCAGAAGCACTTCTTCAAACTTTTTACAGAGACGTTGTAGGGCCTTCCTTTGGTGGTAAAGGTTTAATAAGACAACAAGAAGAAGTAATAGTAGGCCCTTTAATTGCAGCTCAAAAACAAAGACAAGCTGCTTTGAAGGAAATTAAAGACTCTTCTACAGATGAGGCTAAAAAAGCTAAAGCTGTATTAACTACAGCATTAGATGATCTAAAAGATACAGTTTCTGTTAAAAAAGAATCTATTAAAGAAGCCGCTAAAGAATCTTCAGATATTATTAACGGGAACTATGGAAAGTTTTTAGGTGAAAAAGGCGCAATTATAAATAGAGCTACGCAGCAAATACAAAAAAGCATTGATATAAATTCAGACGCTTTTCGCCTTTCAGCTTTTACTTCTTCTTTACCAGCGGGTGCTAAAAAACAACAAATCAATAGTATTTTGAACGCAGAAAACCCTAACATTGCCATGTATCGTTTAGAAAACACATGGGCAGAAGAAGGTTTTAAATCAATTAAAGACAGGTCTTTTATTTTTAGAGAAGAAGATCTTTTAAAAGACATTGGAACAAGAATTTCAAAAAACAATCAGCTTAGTTTACTAGCTCTTAATAAGAAGGAAGTAGAATCTTTAGTTAAAAACAGTCTTGAGCTGCTGAATGCTAGAAAAAACCCTAAAACTGGAAGAATATCTGGAGAAGCTTTATCTGCTGTAAGAAGCGCGTTTGGTACGGCGGCTGCTTCTAAATCGGACGTTGGGGGACAGTCTGTTATATTACAAAATCTTTATAGAGAAGTACAACAAGCAGTAGATTCTCAAATGAAAGCTCAAATGAAATCACCTAAAAAACTAAAAGAGTTTGAAGATGATTTGTCAGCGTGGGCTACTCACAGTGTTTTAAAAGAAAGTGTTTTAAAAGCTTCTACTAAAACAGGACTAAATGGTAGGTTTAGCCCTGACGATTGGCTTTCAGCTATTAAATCTAACTCTATAAGACAAACACGGCAAGGGAGAGGCCCTTTAAGAGCAGAAGCGGAGGCTTTAGCTTCTTTAAATAGCAGACATAAAGAAACTATAGTTCAAGCTGCTAATACACTTTCAAAAAAAATGGTAAGCCGTAGACAAAAAGAAATTAGTCGTGTTAATAATAAAGCTAAGGCTGAAAGAACTTTTCTAGCCGAACAAGTACGAAAACAAAAAACACAATTAAGAAACAACCCAGAAGCTGCTATGATCATATCTGAAAATACTGCTAAAATCAAACAACTGGATAGTGAGATAGAGTTTGCAGGAGAAGAATTAGCTAAACTTAGTAAACTAAGAACACCTGAAAATCCTTCTTGGTATCATAGCATGGCGGGTACAGGTCTTTTAGCAGCAGCTTCTGGCACTGCTGGTCTAACAAGCGGCGGCGCTGCTGCCAGCGCACTTTCATTAGGTGGTGCTGTTAAAGGAGGTCAAGCTTTAGCCTCACAGGGCGTTCAAAGAACTTTAGCAGGTCAGAATTTTATACAACAAGCTGCACAACAAGCAGCTCAAACGCCTTTAGGTTCTCAAGCTGCTCAAATTTCTCCTTTAATTGCAGGAAGGCTTGGTGGAATGCTTTCAGGACAATAAACAAAAGGGGGCATTGCGCCCCCTAAGTTTATATCTCGCAGACTCCAGCTACACAAGCTAAGGTTTGCGCCCCTTCGGTATTATCACTGGACTCCTCAATATCCCATTGCATCCCTTTAGGCATCTCTTTAGACAGCTTATGATATGTTTCTTTATCTATCTTCTGATAAGGAGCTTGCTTGTATACGTGCTCGGCTTCAGGGAGGAAGCTGATTCCACTAACGCTATCAAAGTTCTCCCAGATCCACTGACAGACAGCAAAGAAATTGTCGTCGTTATAGTAGCAAGTCATGGAGGGCTTATGTTCACACCAATGGTCTTGGTAGGTCTTCCAGAGCCTTAGCTGCTCCATAGCGCCCATGCTTTCCACAGTCACAGCCTTGCTAGGAGCCTTCTGAGGGAACGAGAATACCCAATTAGAGTTATTCATTACGTCCTCTTCATGAGGAAAACCTCTGTCAATCATAGCGGTAGCCAGAGGATCCTTCTTGTCAGCCCTAACAGTACGGATGTAGTAGTCACTAAAGCGTGGGTGAATACCACTGGCGCTGTCAGTCAACTGTGAGACAGTCCCTGAAGGCTTGACGCACGTAATGGCTACTGACTGGTTGATACCCAGAGCTGAGGCCCACTGTCGGTTAGTCTCAACAGCTACAGTCCTCAGGTTGTCCAGAAGCTTACCCAAAGCCTCCTCACCCGTAGACCCATTGGTCAGCTTACAGTCCATGATGCCCGTCATTGAGACACCCAATAAAGCCTCTTCCTCTGTGTTCTTCTTCCAGATGTTCCGTAGGTATCGGAAGTCCGTAAGGGTAGCCTGTAGAGTCCCTAAGATGGTAGCTAGGCGAACCTTCTCCTTGAGTGTCTGTAAGGTATCGTCTGGGCGTACAATAACCTCAGAGAGATTACAGAACTGATAGGGGCGTAGGATGATCTCAGAGCAGGGGTTAGTCCCAAACTTGTATGTCGCATCCCTGCGCTCGTTACGGGCTGCTACCTTCTGTGCTGCAATGCGGCTAAAGATCCCACGCTCCCCAGACTTAGAGTCATACAGACGTTTCATCTCGGATGAGTAAGTGTCAAAGTCAGGCTTCTCAGAGTACACAGCACTGTTGTTTGCTAAGGCTCTTTGACCATTGCTGATGTACCACTCACCATTCTTAGCGTTAGCCATACGATTGTCAGTAACATTGCTTAAAGAGATGAGGGCAGACCTACGGACACCACCAACGACTACAATGTCTGCAATCTTGCACACTAAGTCATGGCACTCAAGGGACGTTAGCTTGCGTCCTGCTGCACCTTTGAACAAGTCCACTGAGAAGTTAAACAAGTCAGCCAAAGGTTGTGGCCCACTGGCTCTACCGCCAAAGGTCTTGAGTCTAGCACCCGCAGC